TTGCGTCGCCAGCGTAATGATTGGTTCGTGAGATTAGAGCGCGAGCTTGCTCGTTGTAAGGCGGAGAGCCGCCAGGCGATATTTATTACTATTACGATTGCCCCTAAGTATTACCAGGAGGCTCTCCTTGACCCAGCTCGTTTTATTCGACGATGGAATGAACGTGTCCGTCATACACTCGGACACTCTTTTAAGCACGCGTTTTTTCAAGAGTTTGGTACTCACCCAGAAACAGGCTCGGAACCTCGTCTACATTTCCACGGCTTTCTTTTCGGTACCAATTGTATGTACAACGATATTCGAGCGGCTGTCCGCGACCTTGGCTTTGTCTGGCTCGGAAAGGGTACGCACAAACGAGCTCGATATGTTGTTAAATATGTTACCAAGCAAATTCAGTTTAAACCCGAAGACGTTTCGGATAAATTTGTTACTATAAATGGAAAAGCTACACCTCTATCTTCTCTCCTCCAACATCGCCGTTATACGCGAAAATTCGTATCTGCTGGCGTTGGTGATTTTCTTGGTTATATGCCTCGCCCTTCTGTTCGTACTTCGTCGTGGTCTTATTTTGATTTTGCGAAGCGTATCAACTATAATTACTCGATTCCTCGATATTACCTTAAGTATCTTAAACCAGAAGACGAGGTTGTTCGTTCGATTACCGCTGCTGATTCTTATGCACGTTTTAGCAAGTCTCCTCTGGTTAAGCATATTGTGTCTTTGTGCGTTGAGCGGTTCAGTCTCAATTCCTCCGTATCCCGTAGAGAGACGTATTCCTGGGAGCAAAAGCAAATAATGCGTTTTTCTGCCTCTTCTCGGAAGATGCCCGACTTTGACCCCCCCGCTTGGCTAGACTTGGATATTCTTCGATTCTGGCAAGATCATTATAAACTTCAACTAAACATTTAATTTATGGGAAAACAACCTTTTATTTCTCACGCTGTGAATGGTTATTCTCGGTACGACGTTCCCGAGAGTAAGGCTTTTACGTGTACACCGGGTATTTTGTATCCGGTGCGGATTGATTTTATTAACGCCCGGGACCGTGTGTCCATTGAGCAGGGCATTGACGTTCGTAGTAATCCGCTCGCTGTTCCGACGTTTAATCCCTACACTATTCGACTTCATCGTTTTTACGTGCCGCTTCAGCTGTATCATCCTGAACTTCGGACGAATAGTAGCAAGTTCGATATGAATAGCTTGAGCCTCAATTGGATCAATGCGGTCCCAGGGATTCCCTCGTCTGGCGCGACTCCTTCTACTATCGCGACTTTTTCTAATTCACTTATGTATTGGTTGCGCGTATCTAATCGTTCTGTTGATTATACCACACCTGCCTCAACTTCCGGTATCGTCCTCCCCTCGAATGTTGTTGGAGGCGTTTGGGCTAACGCTGATACGTATCTTGCCTATTGGGATATTGTCCGAAATTATTACGGTTATTCACAATGGGGGCTCTACTCCTTTGCTTGGCCTGCCTCTTGGTATTATACCGTAACAGGTCGCTCTACCGCTTCCAATGGCACCTATGTTTTTAACACGTCTGCTTCGGATTCGTTTTTTACTCAACGTTATGGTAATCTTGAATTTCTTGATGCCTATTTTGAAAGTCAGTTCTACCCCGCAGCTGTAGGGTCTTCCAATAATACTTATTGTCGTTCTGCTTTGCTTCGGCAGATCATCGCCTCCGATATTGCCTCCTCTGGCGCCGCCGCTGGTGCTGCCGGTGACGGCTATCCGGTTGCGTCTCAACCAACCGCGCTTCAAATCTGGGGAAATTCGGCTCCGCTCGATCAATTTAGCTCGCGCGATGATACAAAGGGCCTCGCTGAGCCTATTGTCTTCAATCTTGCCCATCCTATGGCTGTCATCCCGTCTAATCCTGATCGATTTAGTCGACTCCTTCCTATTGGTAGTAGCTCTGCCGTTTCGATGACCGGCGTCCAGACTATTCCGCAGTTGGCTATTGCTTCTCGTCTTCAGGAATACAAAGACCTCCTCGGCGCTGGTGGTTCTCGCTATAGCGATTGGCTCGAGACGTTTTTTGCTTCTAAAATTGAACACGTTGATCGGCCGAAACTTCTCTTTAGCGCCTCTCAGACTATTAACGTGCAGGTTATTATGAATCAGGCTGGATATAACAACTTCGGAGGTAATGCTCCTTCGGGTCCGCTTGGTCAGCAGGGTGGCGCTATCGCCTTTAACGATCGCCTTGGTCGTCGACAGTCCTATTACTTCCGCGAGCCTGGTTATTTGATTGATATGTTGAGTATTCGACCTGTTTATTACTGGTCGCAGATTAAACCTGACTACTTGAATTATCGAGGTTCTGATTATTTCAATCCAATCTACAACGATATAGGATATCAGAGCGTACCTAATTGGCGCTTTGGCAATCTTGTTGGCGGTGTTGTCGAGACGACCTTCTCGCAAGAACCCTGCTTTAATGAGTTTCGGTCTTCTTATGACGAAGTTTTAGGCCAGATTTCTAGTACTGCTGGAAATGTTCGTGGTCGAGCTCTTTATGCTTATTGGGTACAGCAGCGTCAGTTGAATTGGAGTTCCTATTGGCCTTCGAAGGCTGATTACGCGCCTGCCCTTTTTGTCGATTTGTCGCAGGTTAACTCCCCTTTCGCTTCCGACGTGGAAGACAATTTCTTTGTGAATATGTCTTATGCTGTTCAGAAGAAGAATCTCATTAATAAAACCTTTGCAACCCGTTTGTCTAACCGTTAATATTACATCTTATGGCACTTGATTGGCTCATTGAAGATCGCGAAGATTATGTTTCTCGTGGTCAGCGTATCCTTTCGGTTCTCGATGGTTCTGGCTCCGTCGACGTTCTCCCAGGTCGTCCGGATGTAGTGGCAGAGTCTTCCGATTTCGACAAGGGTGAAAAGTTCAACCCCGATATTGACTTTGATCCCAATTCCTTTTCTCGCATGGATAAGTTTGACGGCCTCGAGGTTGGCCAGGAACTTATTGATTCAGAGTTAGATAGATCGAAGTCTGCTTCAAAATCCTCCAATTCTGAAGAAAAATAGTGTATTCTTTACTTGACGATCTATGTTACGTGCGCGGACCCCTTCTGGAAGAGTTCGTGAATTACTGAAGGTTATTGGTAACGACTGCAGGAGAGGCCGCGCATTTTTCTATCGTTCTTTAAATTTTATCCTTATGTCCGACACTAAACAACCCTTTTACAAGTCAAAGGCTTTTTGGACGCTCGTTTCCTCTATTGTTGCCGCTTTAGCTGCCTTTTTCTTGTCGTCATGTGCCGCTCAGGCTAGAATGCATCGCAGTGGCGTTCATATCGACACAGTGCGCGTCGACTACATTATTCGTTCAAACAATTTAACCCGTATATAGTATGGCTATTCCTATTGCTGCTGCTGCTTCTTTTGGCCAGGCGCTTGGTCAATCAGCTGCTTCTACCGGTAGTACCGGTTTGATATCTGGCGCCCTCGGTCAGCTTTTCGGTGGCATGAACGCCCGCCGCCAATGGCGTTTTCAGCAGAAACAAATGGCACTTCAACAGAAGTATGCTCTTGAGCAAATGCAGAAGCAATCAGAGCTCTCTTACGCTAACTGGCAGAAACAGTTTGACTACGAGAATGCCTACAATGACCCCACGAAGGTTTTCGGCCGTTATTTGAAGGCTGGTGTTACCCCCGCAGCTGTTTTAGGTTCTTCTGGCGTTGGCGTCAATGCCACTATGTCCGGCGGTTCCGCCCCTGTGTCTTCCGCTTCTGGCCCCTCTGGCGGTTCACCCGTCGCCCCTGGTGGCCTTGGCGCTGCTGATCCTACTGCTATCGCGCAGAATATGGTCGCGCAGTCTACGGTCGACCGTAATACTGCTGCCGCTAATCGAGACGATGCAGAAGCTGATCTCATGAGAGGCAACACTCACAGCGCAGATTGGCGAAAGGATATGGATGAGCTAGAGAAGAAGTCCTTGCAGTATAACATCGATAATGCTTCTGAATTAATTCGCCTTAATCGCGCTTTGGCTGACATCCATGCAGCTGATGCTGAATATGCTGATCTTATGGCTACTTATAAGTTTCAAGATTTTGTCGCCATGTATTCGAAACATGTTGAGGAGGCGAATCAGATCAAGAAGTATAACGACAAATATTTTGATTCTGTTTATGCTGCTCAAATCGCTCGGGATTTCGCCGCTGCTTACGAATCCGCCGCCTCCGGTGATGTCTTAAATGTTGAGTCTGAAATACGTGAAGTTAGCCTAGCTGATCTCCGTGAGTGGTTTTCCCTAAATTGGGACTCCAAAGTTGACGTTCCGGAGGTTGACGAGAAGGGCAAGCCTACTGGTAAGACAGTGAAGATGACGGGTCGACAGATTCATCAGAAGCTGATGGGCCTCGCAGCCTCGGAAGGAGAGCAAAGCCTCTCGGGTCATTGGTTTCAAAACCGCTCCAGTAAGAACGCTTTTGGTTACAGTTTGGCGAGAACCGCCTTGGTTGGCGCTATGGCTGTTGCTGGCACAGCTGTGTCAAAACGTCCTGTTTCCGTTGATTATGATGAAGAGAGGGAAATCTATAGCGGTGATGGCGAGTTCGTCGGAGGCACAAGGGTGTCCCGTCGTCATTTGAGGAGAAATTGAACAATTCTTTCAATCTTTTGAACTTTGCATTTATCTCTTTTTTGTTGTATCTTCGTACTGTAAACCAATAACCATATTATTATGAAAAAGGTAAGTAAAAAGTCTCGTATCAATGATTTGATGATTGACGTCGTCGAGTATGCCTTCACTGAGTGGCTCGTTCGTCAAGGCGTGTACACCGCTTTTAAGACAAACTATGAGTGCACTGTTTCGCCTTATAGGAGTTTTCGCGACCGCCTGCGCGCTCATATTCGGCGTTCTCTCTGCAGCCCCGGCCTTGACCCGAGTCGCCTCATTTCCTCTGCCTTCTTATTTGCTGCTACGCCTGAGGGTTCTGATTTTTGGCAAAAGCAGTCAGCCGCTTGGGAACGCTTTTATATAAGATTACAAACAAGACTTTAAATTATGCTACTATGACAGAAATTCATGTTGTTATTCGTCGGATTAACCCGGCCCTTAAAATTGACCTTGTTCAGGTAGGGCGTCTCAAAGATTGTCAGTTTGAACCCCTTCCCCTCGATGCTATTGCGAATTCTCCTATTTCGCGCTTTTTGAAGAGTTCAAGCATTAGCGATTCGTCTTACGTCGACCATTCGGATATTTCTAGTCTTATTGTTGCCTGCGAGAGTCTTCCTGGCTTCGATGTCGAGTTTTTCGACAATACGATTATTCTCATTTTTGACTTTGAACTTGCTCACGATGAAAGCACGACGAAAGAAAAAGAGTCGGGGAACTAAAGTAGTGACCCGCCCTCTCGGTGGAAGAGTTCTTTAACTGTGGCGCTCCCGGGAGGACCTTTCTCCCGGGAGTTTTTGCTCGTACACTCACCGAATTTATTCGGTATATAAATTTGTGAAGTGAGCCATGGAGCTCGAAGACGCGAAGCGTCCCGGCCGTTAAGGCCGTCGAGCGGCGTAACGAAACAGTTTTCGCGCTCGAAAGTACCGCCTTTCGAAGCGCAAAGTATTACTTTTTGACTATGGATTACTTTGATTTTCGCCCCAGATTTTCTCCTATCGTTGATAGTACCCGCTATCGCTATTCTATTGGTGCATACCGAGGCAAAAGGCGAGTTGTTATTGCCTGGTTCGCTGATGAGGTTCCCGCGAATGATTATCTCGTTCGCTGTCGTCTCGATTGTCCTAGTATTAAATTTGATTGCCTTCAAAGCTTACTCTGATGCCCTGCTCTTCTCCCATATGGATACGCAACCGTCGCTATTTTGACAAGAGAAATCCTTGTCGAAATGGTTCTGATGTTGCTAAATCCTCCTTAGCTCTTCGCCCCTGGGACGTTGCTCGCCAGTGGTTGATGGTTCCGTGTGGAAAATGCGAGGACTGCTTGCGTCGCCAGCGTAATGATTGGTTCGTGAGATTAGAGCGCGAGCTTGCTCGTTGTAAGGCGGAGAGCCGCCAGGCGATATTTATTACTATTACGATTGCCCCTAAGTATTACCAGGAGG